GAAGCTGAAAGACAAAGAAAGGAAAAGCAAAGACAGCACGAAATAGACTGTTACAAGGCACGTAGAGAAATTCAAATAGAAGGTACAAGTTCAATATTAAATTACTATGAAGAATAAAATTATCATTCCTGCCATTCTAAGTAGCTACCGACCGAAAGCCGATGGCAGCTGGGGCGTGTCATTCTCAACAAACATTTTATCCAAGGAGCAAAAGACTTGTATAGATGATATGCACAATACGGCTGTAATGCTGATGATTAAGGAAGGTGAGATAACCAAGGATGAAACCGAAATCATGGACGCTGTAGATGCTGACTTAATCGAGAATGAAAAGACACCTTCAAAGAGATTGCGCAATGTGCTTTACATTAGATATACACAAGAGGGAGTAAAAATGGACTTCAAAGAGTATTACAAGATGCGAATGGAAGAGCTTATCACAAAAGAAAAAAGTATGTTAGAATATTAAAAAACCCCCTCTCCCTACCCTGCATTCAATTAACCTTAAACAGTATGTTGGTAGCTTAATGGTATAAGGTAACAGGTAATAGGGAGGGGGTAATTAAACACAATGAGTGAGCAAACATTAGATAGTCTTATCATTTGCACTACAATGGCACTAGCACTAATTATACTATGTGTTAAATGGAAATAGTAAATAATTAACAATTTAAAACAATAAAAAATATGAGCAAGAAAGCTATTAAAGTACTTAAAAGAGTAATGCCTGATTTGAATGTAAGGATAAATTTTATTCGCAATTTCAGAGAACAGAAAGGAAAAAGATTCGCAGAAAACATTGACGGAAAAACTCTTAATGATTTGTTCCATGGAGCTGGATTTTGTTTTTATTGGGGATGTACTCAGGAAGGAGATATGTTTTGGAGAACAATAAGAAGTAAAATCTCAGAACATGAATCTAAAATAGTAATTAAAATATCTGAGCTCAAGTGAAAATACGATTCTACACCATACAGGAGTGTAGAAAGACACATAAAAACGATTTAAACGAACCGATAATAATGAGTTTCAAAAATAGCAGCGGAGAGCGTTGGACAAAGACAGCCATTGACCACAAGATACGAGAGGCAAAGCGTGAATTTACCGATAAAAACGATTGGGACGGGCTTAATTTCTGTTGGGCTTGTGGACACACGCAAGGCAAAAAGTTGACCGTATCTCACATCATAAGCGTTAATAAATGCCAAAACGATAGTAGGTGCGACCAAGCATGGAACAAAGATAATTTCCAGTTGGAATGTATGGAATGCCACATGGAAACAGAGCGAGGAACTATTGACAATCACAAGAATAAAGAATACAAACTATCCTTTATTGAACAATATGAAAGCAACCATTGAACGCCAACAAAACTACACAGGTAACAATCTTTGGACTTGCCTATGTTATGAGAATCATTCATTTTATTATTTTAACGATGGACTAATTACAATTATGACACAAACACAACTAATACTTAGCTATCTTTTAGAAGGAAAGCAATTGAACCCAATCCAATCTTTGAACCTATTCGGCTGTTTTAGATTGGCAGCTAGAATAAGCGATATAAAGGAAATGGGTTATTCTATCGAAACAAAAATGGTAGAAGAAAATGGAAAAAGATTTGCGAGTTATAAATTAATTCAAAAATAATTGTTCCAAAATTTGACAAGTTGTAAAAAATAACTATATTTACATTCATAATGGAGAATCAAAAAAAGTACATGACCATTTCAGAGTACGCTGTTAAGCATAAAATTACTAGGCAAACAGTTTACAATTGGATTAAGTCTGGAAACATTAAGCCCGTGAGATTAGGAAGTCAACAACTGATTCCTATCAACTAAAAAATTTTCCATTGGCATTTAACAAAGTGTAAAATCATGGGTGAATACATTAAAATTAGTTTTCAAGATTTGCAGATAGCAAAGGAGTTTTTTGATAACGAAAAGCATTATCGAGAATTTATTTACATGGTAACTGAGTATTACCAAGGAAATTTAATTCAAAGTAAAACAAAAATCGTTGCAAAATATTTCAAAACCTATCAAAAGACAATGGACTTTGTTTTAAATTCTAAACAGTTCGGCAAAGAAGGTGTTATTAGAAAGGCTGATAAACAAACAGTTAAAGAGCATACCCTCGAAGGGGTGGTTAAAGACCCCTCCAAGGAACCCACGCAGCTAAATAATAATAGTAATAATAAAGAGAAAGTAATAAGTAATAAGAGTAAAGAGAAAGAACAATTACGTTTTCCTTTTGAAAGTGAAGAGTTTTTAAATACATGGAAAATTCTTTTAAGTCAAAAAAAATGGAGAAACAAAAGCATAACTTCTTTACAAGCCTCTTTAAAAAAATTAAGTGAGTACCCCGAGCCAGTTTCTATAAAGATGATGGAAAATACAATAGCAGGGGAATGGCAAGGATTATTTGAATTAAAACAAGGGTTTAATAATGGAACAACAAACCAACCAAGTAAGCACGACAATATCAGAAACGCACTTGCAGAAGCTGAAAGACTCGATCGAGAGCAAGATTTGTCCGACACTTACACCGATTGAAAGAACTGTGATTGAAGCGTCCATTTACCCAATGGTAAAGGATTTGAAAGCTGAACAGATTATACAGCCAATAAGAACGGCTATTGCTTCGGCTGCCATGATTAAAGGAACAGGTAAAATGACAGGCCAGGATTTAAAGGAAATAGGCGATTATGTTTCCAAGTCTTTGAAAGAATCGTTTACAACCTACAGGGTAAATGAGATTTGCAAGGCAATTGAATTGGGCGCACGTGGGGAATTGGAACACGAAGGGGATATGAATGTAATAAGCCCAGAAATTATCTTTAAATGGATAAACCGATTCAATGACAAGATTAGAAGGGAGGCAATCCACAAACAGAAGCACCACGAAGCTAAACTAGAGAAATTAGCAGAGGAAAGTGCCAAGGATAAGAAGCAAAAAGAATTTGAAGCCGATATACAGAAATTATACAACGCATTCCCAAATGGCTTTAAAACAAGAAATAAAGGTAGTTTGGCAGCGTGTTACCGTCACATGGACAATAAAGGTCTTTGCAATTTGACAAACAAGCAGAAAAACGAAATACACGAGGGGATTTTAAAAATAAGGAATCGTGTACGTTTCTGGTCCAAGCCTTTGATGGTTTTAAAGGATAAAGAACTAAGCCAGTACCGAGCGTTATACTTGGTATTTCAAGAAAAAAAGAAAAGAGGGGTAACTAAACTATTTAACAATGAACACAGCTAGAGAAGACGGTCACCATTTTGAAGGGCGAATATACGTTCAACCAAAAAAAGCACTGGAAGTAAAGAAGCGTATTCCAGTAAAAAAAGTAAACGTGGTAAAGATTGAGCGAGTGCCTATACTTCCAAATGCACCACGTACACGGTCTGTAAATGGATTTTACAACGAAGTACCTTTAACCATCTACCAGAGCCTAGCGATTGACTTGGTAAAGAAATTAGTATGCGAGCAGTACGGGGTAACAGCCGAGCAATTGGAGTGCAAAAGCCGTGTAAGGCCGTTCGTCATTCCCCGTCACATAGCGATGTACATTTGCGATGAATTGCAACTAGGTACGCTAAAGGGAATCGGTAGCAAGTTCGGAGGCCGTGACCATTCTACGGTAATAAACGCAAAGCAAAAGATAAACGATGAATTGTTTTGTGATAAAACAGGCCGATTCAAGTTCGCAATAAAAGAACTGATTGACACGCTGGAAGAAAAGATTAAGAAATTAAAGGAAGTAAACGATTTAGATTCAAACAACATAGCCCAATTATAACCATGGAACGCCCAGAAAAATTAAAAGAAGTATCGCGGTTTATACAAGACAACTTTATTGACTTACATCAGATTACAATTGATTTACTAGAGGATGTTGAAGAGGCTTTTATTTCTCACGATGAAGAAAACGAAGACGGATTCTTTGAAGCGAATATCCACGTTTGTCATTACAACATTACACTTGTTTTGGAAATAATAAATCCAGCACTTGAAAAAGAAATATACGCACTAAAAGAACTTGAAAAAATAACAGATTTATAACCATGAATAAGATAACCAAAAAGAACCTAACCAAAGAGCAAAGGGAGAAGCTTAATAAAGCATTGAAGTTAGTAGAAAAATGTATTGAGTATTACCAAACAAACATTACTAGTTATTATGTTAGATGTATGTGCGGAATTATCATAGATTTTGGCGCAGACAAATCATTTGAAATAGCCTTTAGGACTACTGCCCCAAATAGGCATACATGGTGGTACATTCCCGGAAAAGCACTGCCCCGCTTAGAACACATGAACCGAATCAAGAACGAAATACTAAAATACTTATAAACATGCAAGAAATAAAACTAAACGAACCATTCACCTTCGAGGGTAAGATGGTAAAGATTGTAGAAGTGGCAATAGGACACACGGCTGGAAAAGGATATGCTTTTATTGGGTCACAGGCTGGATTTAATAGCCCTGTAATTGACCAAATTAAAAAAGAAAGGTGGTTTAAAAGAATAGGCAAAACAGAAAAGTTGCAAAAGTTCAGTGATAGTAACTGGAACGCAGGAATTATTGACCATAATATTTGGACTGAGGTAACCCCCGACTTCATCTGTCAGCATTCAGGAGAAGGGTTTATGATTGGAGATGAAATATACTCATGCAGGTTTGATATATATATGGATATACAAAGTGTTGGAACATTAAGCGAATCTTCACTTCAATTGAAGCCTCATTTAAAGTATCTACTTGATAACTGGATTTATTTCCATACAGCCAAAGAGGTACTAGATTTTCAAGAAAAGAAGTTCGGCAAGAAGGAAGAGGAGAAGCTGTGGTATTTTAATCAAGACACTTATAAAATTGAAAGTACTACAAAGGGCGATGGAAATACCTTTACTCAATACTACACTTCCGAATCCGACTGTAAAGCTGCCAGAGATGAATGGGTTTATAAAAACGTATTGGTAAGTGGGGAAGAAAGCTGGAAGATATATCTAGAGTTTGAAAATAATCCAAGAGAAAGAAATTATATGCAGGTTTTTGTCGAATACATTCTAAACAAAGGAGGGAGGTAAGATGGCATACGATAATGAAGATAATATAAAATGTCCCTACTGTGGATATGAAGACCAAGATAGCTGGGAGTTTGACCAAGATAGCGGAGTTCATGGCTGCGGTGATTGTGGTAAAGAATTTAATGTAGAAAGAGATATTGCCATAACATACAGCACCAAAAAAATAGATTGTAAGGAAAATCAAAATGAGCATAACTATAAATTTGATGACGTATTTAAGTCAGATAAGAAATACGAAAACGGAAAGTTTGTTAATCTACCAACAGGAACTTTTAGGTATGTAAAAATAGTAAAATGCGAAATATGTGATGATAAAGAATACATTAATATTCCGTTAGATGAATTTGAGGAATATGAAAAAGGAGGTAAACATGAATAAGGAGACAGTAACAAAAAATATGACTTGGCGAGAATTAAAAAACGCTATTGAAAAAATCCCAGAAAACTTCTTGGATTTAGAAATAACCGCATATTCAGAGACATATAACGACACTGGATTTGTAGTTGTGGAAGTTGAAGAGTTAGAAGAAGACTACTACTCAAATGTTGATGGTGACTACCCTACTCCAAAAAGCGTTTTTGATGAATTTGACGAAGAAGAAAAAGAGGGTAGTTATCTGTCATTTGAAAAAGGTTGTCCAATACTTAAAATTTCCTGAGTCATGCAAAAAGAACTAGTAACCGTACGCATCCTTGAAGGAGGTAAGACGTGCAAGGAGGTGAACAGTTTTGGAAATCATTTTAATTATAAAGAAACACTAAAAGAGCTTGATGATTACGAACTAGCAAATGAAGCTCAATTGGAATGGAGCAAAGCCGAAAGCAAGCTAAGAACTTTCGAGATAGTTAATATTGGAGAAATATATAACGGAGGAGTTGATATATTTTACCCAAGTAAGCCTTATATAAGATTTGTTAGCTTTGGGTCAAGTAGGCAAGCAAGTATTTTAGAAAACGGAAAGGCGGTGATAGTATGAAGACAAGATATAGAGTTCTTCTAGTACCAAACAAGGTAATTATGCTATCAATGTTTACCAATAAGACATTTAAGCATTGGTTAATGAAAACGCCAATGATTACTTCAAAGTCAAATTATCAAACGAATTATTTTGTACCACTAAATTAAACACCCATGAACGAAAAACACTTGAAACTATTTACTCCTGTGAGCGAGAGATTGCCGGAAGTAGCAGGTTATTACCTTTGTATTTGCAATAATGGAATAGAGGAATGGAGCTCCATTGAACGATGGATAATGAAAGAGGACATTTTGAAAACATTAACCGAAAAAGGAGTGGTACTATGACAGCGCAACAATTAATAGACAAATTATCTGCATTTAACCCACTACAGGAAGTTGTAATGGATTTCAGCAAAGAAGGAGAAGGGTACTTTACTTTAGTTCCCATTGAACACATAGATGATGTACAACTGGACAATGAAGATTGGGTTATATTACTTCATCCAACATTGCTACATGGCACAACGAATGAGGGAATGAACTAATGTTGTGGATAGACAATCAACCATTAATAGCAGGAAGCCTGTTAGTTTGGTATTATGAAAATAATGAATTAAAATATAAAATTTACTAACCTATGAACCCACAAGAAGAAAAAGACATCTTGACCTATTTAGAAGGGGAGATAAAGTGTACAGAAGGAGGCATTTTCATAATGATAAACGAAGATTTTCTATGCTCAATATCATTTCCCGTAAGCGATAAAGTAAGTATTAATGATATGCAAAAGTTTATAGCTGAGGCGATTATAAATGAGAGGGAGAGAAGGAGGGAGCAGAAACCAACAGCAAAAGACTTTTCAAAAAATGCACATAGTCAAATTTTAGACCTATTATCAAAAGTCGCTAGGGTATATTACCAAAAAGGAAAGGAAGAAAACGGAGGCATGACTATTGCTGGTGACCCTCTTTTTCATGTAAGAAGCCAAGTACTGGATTATTTCGGAAATGAAATACACCATTTAAAAAGTTTAATCACACCAAAAAAGGAGGAATAATGGGAAATGCTTTAGACCCGTATGATATTAAATGGAAAGCTGTTTCTTTTATGTCATTAAAAGACTGTCACCTTTCTAAATTTATTAACGAAGAATATGGTATTGAGATGGAAAAAATAACCCCAAAGTCAGATGGTGAAGGGTTTAGAAAGGCAAAAACTTACTTCTTTATTACTGGACAAGAAAAAGAGTATACTGACTTACAAGAGCTTTGTAATGATTGGAATGAAATAAAAAACTTTGACGACCCTAAAAATGAAATAATTTGGGTAAAAAAAATAGTCCCAATAGTTAAACTAAAAAAGGAGGAATAGAACAATGGAAGAGATGCCAACCAACAAAATGAAAGATAGTAAACTAACATCTAAGGAGATATTACCACAGAGCGAGAGAAGGCTTATAAAGCATTATCAAGATTCTGTAGCAGAAGACTTATCTTCAAATATCATAAACAGGCTTATATTGGCATCTATAAAAGCCTTAGAATCAACCGAAGCAGCCGAAAGGGAAGTAGAGGAGAGCGAAAAGCAATATCTTGAAATAATTGAAGAGAAACGGCAGGACATTATAAAAATGGGAAGCCTAATTGTTGACAGAAATAGAGAAATAGCGTCCAAAAACGCTGAAATAGAAGAGCTCAAGAGGGAGACAAAAGAACTAAAAAAAGCATTGGAAACTATAACAGGCAAAAAGCAAGTTTAGTAAATGGCTATATTTTTTGATAATTGGTTTATATTAAGTAAATTGCATAATGGAGAATGAATTAATGAAAATAATAATTATTAAAATATCAGAAATAAAGCCTAATCCAAATAACCCAAGAATCATAAAGGATGATAAGTTTATAAAATTGGTTCAGTCGGTAAAAGACTTTCCAGAAATGCTCAAAATTCGTCCTATTGTCGTAAATAAAGACATGATAATACTTGGTGGAAATATGCGCTTTAAAGCCTGTAAAGAAGCAGGATTAAAAGAAATACCTGTAATTATTGCCGAAGGCTTAAACGAAGAACAAGAAAGAGAATTTATCATAAAAGACAATGTAAGTGGAGGAGAGTGGGATTGGGAACAGTTGGCAAATGAATGGGATGTTGAACAATTAACAGAATGGGGGTTAGATATTCCTAACTTTGAAACTGAAAAGCTAGATGCTGAAGAAGACGATTTTGAAGTTCCAGAAGGAGGTCTTGAAACAGATATTGTATTAGGGGATTTGTTTGAGATAGGGGAGCATAGGTTATTATGCGGAGACAGCACTCAAACAGATACATTCGAAAAAATTTTTAATGGACAATTAGCAGATTTAGTTGTTACCGACCCTCCATATAATGTTTCTTATGAGGGTAAAACAAAAGAAGCTCTTACAATAAAGAACGATAATATGTCCGATGATTCTTTCTATCAGTTTCTTTATGATTTTTATACAGCACTTGGAAGTTATACAAAAGCAGGAGGTGCTTGGTATGTGTGGCATGCTGATTCGGAAGGTGCAAATTTCAGGCTTGCAATGAAAAACGCTGGCATAATGGTAAAACAGTGCCTTATTTGGGTTAAAAATAGTATGGTTATGGGAAGACAAGATTATCAATGGAAGCATGAACCTTGTCTTTATGGATGGAAAGAAGGCGCAGCACATGGATGGTATTCCGACAGGAAACAAACAACTATATTAAACTTTGACAGACCACAAAGAAACGCAGAACACCCAACTATGAAGCCAATACCATTATTTGCCTATCAAATAGGAAATAGCTCTAAACAAGGGGATATTGTTGCTGATGGATTTGGAGGAAGCGGAACAACAATGGTAGCTTGCCATCAAATGAACAGAAAAGCGTATTTAGTTGAATTTGACCCTAAATATTGTCAAGTAATAATTGACCGAATGAGAAAATTAGACCCCAGTATTGTTATAAAAAGGAACGGAGTATTATTATAATGGCAGACAAATCTTTACATATAAAAAAGGCTCTTATTGAGGCACTTGAAAAGAGCTTAGGAATAGTTACTGTTGCGTGTAAGTCGGTTGGTGTATCAAGGCAGACATATTATGATTACTATAATTCTGATGATGAATTTAAGAAACAGGTTGATAGTCTTGAAAATATTGCATTAGACTTTGTCGAGAGTCAGTTACACAAGCGTATAAAAGACGGTTCAGACGTTGCTACTATATTTTATTTAAAGTGCAAAGGCAAAAAGAGAGGTTATATTGAGCGACAAGAAATTGAAAGTACAATAAAAACAGATGGTTTTAGCTTGGTATTAAACGAAGTAATCACAAAAGATGTCAGAAATAACATACCGAATAACTCCGATTCAAAAGGAGATGTTGAGCAAGCTGACTGAAAAGTTTAATTCGGTTGCAAAGGGGCGAAGGTGGGGAATTACCCATATAATGATGATTTTCATTTTTAAAATCCTCCTACAAAGAAAAGTTCAGATTTTATGGGGTGATACCGTACACGGGAATATTGACCGATACTTTCAACGTTATTTATTGCCACTTCTCAAACAACTTCCTGCAAATTCGTGGAACTGGAACCAACAGCGTAAGGAGTTGAGGGTTATAAACGCAACCACAACGGATTATACAAGCGATTTGGCCAGTATTGTAGACTTTAGGTCAGCAGATACCCCAGAGACATGGGAGGGATTTGGATACCATTACATTATACTGAATGAGGCAGGTATTATCCTTAAAAACACTTATCTATACAAGAACGCTATACTACCTATGCTTTTGGACTTCCAAGATTCAAAGTTGATAGCCGTTGGAGCACCAAAAGGAAAGACCACAAAGAACGGAGAGGAACACCCGTTTTATACGTTGGCAAAAAACGGAATGTCAGGCCGAAAAGGGTATAGCTTCCAGAATTACACATCTTATCAAAGTGCCGTTGCCACAAAAGACGATATCGACAACTTGGTAGAGGAGCTTGGAGGGCACAACCATCCAATCGTAAGACAGGAGATTTACGGGGAGTTCATAGATGCCGTTGATTTGCCATTCCTACACGCATTTAACGAAGATGAACACATAGGAGAGGTAAGCATTGACCATAGGTTACCCGTTTACTTGGCGTGGGACTTTAACGTGTCTTCTACGTGTCTTGTAATACAGTTTGATAGTAACGAGATTCGAATACTACAGGAGTACCATTTGCCAGGTATACCAAATATTTGCCAAACTGCAAGCCATGAATTTAAACTAAATGACCCTTATATAAACGGGGACGCTTCAGGGGCGAACGATAACGCAAGTAACGAAACATACTACCAAATAATTAAAGAGGCGCTGGATTTATCTTTTTCACGTTTCAGGGTTCCTAAATCCAACCCAAGGCATAAAGCCTCTTATTTGGTGTGCAATCACATTTTTAAGAATTTCAAGGTAAAGATACACCCTCAATGTAAGGGGTTGATTAGGGATTGTAGGATGGTCCAAATCGTCCAACAGAAAGGTAAGATTGAGATAGACAAGTCAGATTTAACCCTTACCCATTATATTGACCCATTGCGTTACCATTTACATGCTGAGCACTTGGATAAGGTGTCTATTAATTTGGAAGAATAATTTTATTTACTATCTTTGTAACAATGAACAATTGTAATGAGTGTTATATCGTTTGTGACCCAATACCGGACTGTTTGACTTCATTGTCAGTGGTTACCGACCAGACCGATACAGAAATAACCGTTCGCATTGTCGATAAATTCAACCAAGTTTATTATAAGACGCTCACCACTGAATCAAGCGGGTCTTTTACTTTGGATTTAGCAGACGAAACAATATTCCCAAGAGGGTTGATTAATTCGTACGCAGGAAAATTCAAGTTGATGGTAATAAAGGCGGGTGAAATTGTACCGTTTACTGTTCTTGGCAAAGATTACGAGTGTTTGATGTTTGAGGCAATGCCAACCAGTCCACAAGAAAATACTTATAGAATAGATGTATATGGCAACACAACAGGAGTTTACTAATAGCTGTGGGAGAAAAGGATGTGATAGCGATCGTATTACTCTCCCTTGGGACGGGCGCACTATCCGTATTCGTGGAAGAGTGCAAAAAGGAAGGCATGATATTGCACCCTTACGAAAGGCTGTTAAATTATCTGTGGGATAGTACGAAGTTTCCTAAGTGGTTGTTAAAGCCGTTGGGGATGTGTATTTATTGCTATGGTAGTTGGATATTTATTGTACTATTCCTTTCGATGTATACTACTTTATGCGGTGAAATACCGATATTTATAGGATTATTACTAGGATTAGGGTTTAACTTTGTAAGTATAAAAGCGTTTGAAAAACTTCTTTAAAAAAATATTTCCATTCCTATTCAAAACTACATGGTCCGTTCAACCAGAGCACCAAGTAGTTAAAGCATTCACTAGCAATGGGGTTGATTACTATAAGTTTTCAACTGGCTACAATGCCTATTACGAGCGTTACATGGCAGGCATGGACCGAATAAACGAGATAGAGCAGCGTGTTGATGCCAAGTATATGGATACATTCCAAAAGCTATTGGACCAATACTTGAACAAAGGCGAACTTTCGAATATTGCCATACTGAATAACAACCTAAGGGAGCGAAGACAATACGTTTTCAATGTTGAATTACTCTATAACCTTGCCTCTGTTTGGTTCTTTGATAAATCCGAGAATTGTTATACATACGATTACGAATATGCCGAAAAGAAAATAGCACGTTGGAAGAAAGATAAGGACTTACTAGCTTTTTTTTTGCAAACGGAATTGAAGAATTATATGCCACTGCCCGATATTGTGAGCAAGAATATTATGACTTATTTGAAAGGTCAAGGAATAAAAGATTTACAGACCCTAAAATATCATTTGTCGAACTTATCCGACAATCCCAAAAACAAAGAGCTGATTTCATCAATTCAATCACAAGTCACGGAATTGGAGGGATATCTGCAAGTACTCTCAGAAGATTCACAATTAGAGACTACTACGAGTTTATAAGGTCAGTAAAAAAGATTAAAAAACAATGAATAACAATTGCCGAAATAACGGAGCATCTTACCTCATTTTTAATGATGCTTCAGTATGGCCGATTCAGTTCAAAATGTTAGGATAAGATTCACCTCAGATACTGCTGGACTAAATGCAGCTAGTAAGGAACTATCCAATCTCACAAAGGCAGAAGCGGAAGCCGTAAAAGGTTTCAAGGCTTTGAATGATGCAGGTGTAAAAGCCAATCAAAACATACAAGCCGAGGAAAAGAAAACGGTTGCCTCTACAAAAGAGGTCGAAAAGTCTACGTCTGGATTGTCAAAGAGCTTCAATGCAATAGGAGCTTCAATCGTAGCGGCCTTTTCTGTAGGCGCAATACTTAATTTCGGCAAACAGGTAATCGATATTACTAGCCAGTTTCAAAAACTCGAAGCAGTTCTTACAAATACACTAGGTTCACAAAGTGCTGCGCAAGATGCTTTGAAACTAATAAAGGATTTTGCAGCTACTACTAACTTTTCTGTTTTAGAGCTTACAAATGGTTTTGTAAAACTTGCAAACGCTGGATTTGTTCCGACAAAAGACGAACTAACAAAACTTGCGGATGTTGCAAACAGCACTGGTAAATCATTTGACCAATTAGTAGAAGCTATCCTGGATGCTAATACTTTTCAGTTTGAAAGATTAAAGGAATTTGGCATAAAAGCCAATCAAGAAGGGAATAAGATAAATTTTACTTTTAAAGGAGTTACTACAGAGGTAGAAAAAACATCTGATTCAGTTCAAAAGTATCTTATAGGGTTAGGAGAATTAGAAGGTGTCTCAGGTTCAACAGCAGCTATAAGCGCAACCCTTGGAGGTCAGATTTCAAACCTTGGAGATGCCTATGATTCATTGTTGCTTACAATTGGAAAAGATTCAAGCGGTGGATTATCACAGTCGATATCAATATTAAATTCAGGAATAAACGAACTTACAAAAGCATTTCAAGGGCAAGAGTCAGTATTTACTCCGTTGTTCAATGTTGTAAGGGGATATTTTGACCTTATGACTGGATTGTATGAATCAGTAATAAACCTTGCAAGTGGATTTGATAAAACAGCAACTTCCGGAGAGGTTGTTTATGGTGTTTTCAAAGGGATAGAAGTTATTTTAAAACTTGTAATAGTTCCTTTAAAATTGGCAATACAAGGAATTACCACATTAATAGACGGTCTTAATTTACTTAAGAATGCAGCCACTGGTAATTTTTCATTTGGAGATATAAACAAGTTAAAATCGGATGCAAATAAATTCATTGAAATAATAACATTGTCAGACGGGCAAAGGCAAAAAGTTATAGAAGATGGTGCAAAAAAAACAGAGGTAATAGAAAAGAAGTCACTAGACAAAAGAGTAGAGTTAACACAAGAACAACTTGATAAAAAATTCAAGGCTCAGTTAGATTATTTAAGCAAAGAAGAAAAATTAGAGATAGCCAAGGCAAAATTAGCCGACAAATCAGAGGCCGACATTCTAAGGATTCAAGAAGAGTACAACGACAGAAGAATAGCGTTATTCGGTAAATTCGGTAAGACACGAACTGAGGATTATAAGTTTTTGGTCCTTAAAACAGAGGAGCTTGAAAAAGAACTCACCCAATTTTACACCCAAGAAGAGGAGAATAGGAGAAAGGCACGCTTAGAACTCCGTGACAAACAACTGAGCGATATTGAGGCAGCAGGCAAAGCGCAAATTTCAGCACAGGAAACAGCAGGAAACACATTGATTGAGGTACAACGTAATCTTTACGCTTCAGGAAAGATAAACAAAGAGCAATTCGATGCAGCCATTGAGGATATTGATTACAAGTCAAAAAGGAGACAGATTGAAATAGCTATTGAGGCCGACCAAGATAAATTGGCCGTAACAAAACTTAGTGCCGAGCAGATTGCCACCATTGAAAAAGACCTTAACGACAAGAAAAAGGAACTTAACGATTTGGACTTTGCACAGTTCCAAGAAAATGAGGAAAGAAAGGTAAAAGCTGCAAAACAAAGGTCAGAAACTATCAAACAAATAGAACAGGCTGCCTTTGATGCGACCACTTCAATTATTGGGTCACTGTTTCAGATTGGGCAAAACAATAGGGATGCTGAATTTCAAGATTTGGAAGCTCAAAAGAAAAACGAGTTGGCGTTGGCGGGGGATAGCAAACAAAAGCAAGATGAAATTAACCAACGATTTGCCAAAAAGGAACTTGAATTGAAAAGAAAATCAGCACAGGCCGACAAAGACCAAGCTACTTTCGATGCCATTATAAATGCTGCTGTTGCAGCTACAAAAGCATTTGCACAAGGTGGAGTGGCTGGATTCGTTACGGCTGCATTGATAGCGGCAGCAACAGGGGTACAAATTGCATCTATCCAAAGCAGACCATTGCCAAAGTTCTTCGAAGGTTCCGAGTTCGTAGAGTTGAATGGAAACAAACCAGGCAGAGACACTATACCCGCAATGATTAACTACGGTGAAAGGATTGTACCTACCGAAATTAACAAGTCACTTTCAGGAATACCTAACAGTGAACTTCCTAAGATGGCCGAAATGTGGCGCAAACGAATGGACTATGAAGGAATTCAAAGGGATATTATAAGCGGCCGTTCAGGCGGTTCACAGGATGGGGTAATAAAGGAGCTTAAAAACGTGAGCAAGAAACTGGATAAGATTAAGACTGCCGAAATAAACATAGACAAGAACGGTATAAAAACGCTTATAAAAACAAGCAATAGTGAGGTTGAATCATTGAATAACTACTTCAGATTATAATGCTTACCTATAGATTCTATATCAGAAACAATCAAGATACAACCCCTGCATACGTAGAGGTTGACGAGCCTATAGGGTGGGACGGTGTTGTGTTTACACTGCAACGCTCGGACCAATTCGATGGCTTGGAGAATCTTTATAGTGACGACTTGACCTTTTACGGTGCCGGCACGGATTTACTACGTGATGCGTTCGAGTCATTCGGTTTTGATGCGCAATTGGATTGTAAGATTGAGTTTTATTGTGATTTGGTACTTGATAGTACTATTGTAACGGTTATAAATATGCTTACCTATAAAAGGGTTGGCAACCAAACAACAGTAAAATTAGAGGCCTCAAGTGTTGACCGTAAGTTCAAGAACAGATTTGAAACAAAGGTAAACTTTGATGATTTATTGAGTATTGAAGGGGAGGCATTGACACCGTTGGAGCCGTTCGACCTGAAGTTGCACAGTAAATTGATTAGGACAAGTGCAAGTATAAAGGAACTTGGTGACCCAATAATAATGGGAAATGATAGCAATGCACACGTACCATTGCTTTATAAATTCGATGGGGATTTGGCAGGAACAAACGACGTTACCTCTCAAAACGTAGACGATAAGTCAAGTAACTGCATAATTACAAACGGGTCACAATTCATAAGGAATTTAGAAATAACGGCACATTTCGATATTAGTTCTTACAGTGAGATTACCACAAATGACAGTGGAACAACAGTATTTAAATTCTCGGGAGGTTATAAGGTTTATTACTCTATACTTCTAGGAGATAAGATAACTCCATTAGTAACAGCATTTATAGCCGATATTCCTGCGACAGCCTCCACGGTACCACTTACTGATACTTTCGACTACACTATTACAATTCCTCTTTTCCCTACAATGTCTCTTTTCATCTATACAATAGAAGACTATGAGAACACATTGCCAGGGGATGTAATCAATAGGGCTTGTTTGTTTACCTACAATGAATCCACTGAAATAGATATTCAAGAGGATAACCAGATAGTACCGTCCGAGTCCAGTGCATACATGATTTATGAGGTTTTCAATCGTGTTTGCGAATCGATAACTGACCAACAAAACGCATTCAGGTCTAATTTCTTTGGACGGCAAAACTCCTTACCTACCGCATACGATGAAAATGGTTGTGGCTCTTTCACCGCATTACTTAATGGGCTTTCTATTCGTAAGATGCTCGACAAGGACGGTAACGAGTACCCTTTTATTGCTTCTTTCAGTGACCTTTATCGCTCATGCAATGCTATCTGGAACCTTGGCGCACGTGTAGAGCAAGATGATGATGGAAGTTACTATATAAGGGTTGAGCCTAAAGAGTATTTTTACGACAATACAGAGGTTGTGTTTACCATAGATTCTCCTGCCGATGTTGAAACGGTTGTGGCCAAGGATTTACTATTCAATGATATTGAAATAGGTTATGAAAAGTGGAAGATTGAGGCCGTTAACGGTATCGATGAGTTCAACTCAAGAAGGAACTATTCAATCCCTCTTTTGAACGTAAAGAACAAGCTGCAAAACGGAGGCGGTTCAATGCTTAGCCCATACATAACCAGTGGGTATGTGATTGAAACAACAAGAAGGCTACAGTATAGCTCAAATCCTACGACCGATTCAGAGTTTGACAATGATAATTTCATAGTTTGCCTTAATAGAACCGAGGTAACAAGCGATAGGTATAGCAGCCCACCAGCTTCTCAAAGTTATGGAATAAATGAGGTTTCGGAGCGTGACGAGGCTTTTGGTGCCATATCCGATGTGATAAGCAGTGAGACTTCATACAACCTCCGATTATCCCCAGGTAATATGATTCGTAATTGGTGGAATTACCTTGCACCGTCAGTATTGCTTAAGCCTTCCAAAATTCTCAAGTACCAATCTGGGGAGGGTAATACGTTAATGAAAACCACAAGGGAGGACGATTGCAGTCCTGTTTCAGGTGAGATAAACGAGCGTGGGAATGTTTCACAGGACCAATTCAAAGAATCTAATATTCTTTTGAGTGCGCTTTACAATCCTGTGTATATAAGTTTTGATTATCCAATTGATTTTGGTAACTTTATAGCAATAAAAGAAGGTTCAAACAAACTTATAAGAGTTAATTGTGATAATACCTCTTATTTTGGATTCATTAAGGAGTTGAGATTTTCTCCAAACAACGGGTCAGCAAACTTTAAGATTTTACTATCCAATTGCGTGGATGGTGGATTTGATTCAGGATTTGATTCAGGATTTGAGATAGGAACGTGCTAAAAACATTTATAAGATTTTCACCAGTTGACTATTGCATTGAATCGCAAGACGAATGCTTGGAAGATGTATCTACCAACAATTGCGAAGAGTACTTTGAAACAAAAATGATTGCAAAGGCTTCTGATGTAATTTCTTTTATCGTTTCAAAATCAGATTATGAGCTTTATATAAACTCAATCCATTTAAAGGCTGCTCTTACATCTTGTGGAATAGTTACCGAGCTTGATATTGCGGTTATAGAACAATCCGACTCACAATATTATTTTACTTGTACGCTACCTTCAGATTTGGAAAATGGAGAGTATGAGATTACCATATACAAGGATTACCAATTACAAATTTTAGATTTTACCCCAGAAACTACTGACGGTGCCTGTGATGCTACCTTTACTGTAGGGGTAATAAGCGCACCTGCAATAGACTTCGAGTTTTCCATTGATGGAATAAGCTGGAACGATACAGGGGTATTTACAGGGCTTTGCGCACAAGAATACACTATACTAGTACGAGAGGTTGGAGATACCGATTGTACTTCTGGTACACTTACATTCGAAACTATTCCGCTAGATTGTAGCGATTACAAAGGATGGACGTTACAGCAATTTATTGATTCAGGAATTTTTATGATTCAATTAAAAGATTGTACAATTGAAGACCTTTCAACATAATGGCTGATTTAGATTTATTAATAAATAGCGACAAATACGAGGATTACAAGGATAAGACCAACGCTGCAATAACAAAGGTAAACGATATAAAAGAGTTCCTTGAACCATTGACGGCCGGACAAGTACCAAGACAAGTAGGTACAACCGACTTTGAGTTTGAAGGCGTTTTGGTCCCAACACTTAAAGTAGGTGAAAGCGCAAAGGAAAAAGTACGTATTGACATAGGAGATTGGGACATGGAGGCCTCTGGAACAATTACGGTTCCACATGGATTGACTTCTGGTCAATGGAAAACAATGAATATACTTGGTGTTGTGGTTAGAAACGATGCCGACACTACGTATTATAATCTGACAAAGCTCGGTTCAGTGGTAGGAACAAAAGGGGTTGTAGATGGTGGTTGGATTTCGTTTGATTCAACAAACATTACACTTGATAGGAGGGCTACAGGTACGTTTGACACTGCTACCTTCAACAGTACCTCTTACAATCGTGGATTTATTGATATAGAATACATACCATAATGAAAGCGTTTCTACAGTCAAATAAAATATGCGTGAATAACGAAGATTGTCACAACGTTGTTATTAAATACCGTAATGACTCAAATGCTTTCGGATTTGTTTATTCAGGCGCACCCGAAAACTTCTACCAACAAATAAGGATAGGGGCTTTCATGCGTTCAGAAAAACCAAGGATAACCGAAAAAATTTACAAAAGGCACAACGGAACCTTTAAAAACACTGGGGTAACTATAGACAAGAAAAGGTCTTTGATTACCGACCAATGGGACGAAGAGACAAGGGACGCTTTATTTGTGGCTTCAAGACATAGTGAGTTTTCAATTGACGATGTAGAATATTCAGCACAAGGTGAGCCAGATGTTACAGACAATGACTTTAACAATTTGGCCACAGTAACACAAGAGATTTTCGAACAAGGATTTAACCAATCAAATATATCATGCTAGTACCTGCAAACATTATTCCTTACGTTGGGCTGCAACCGAAACGACATAAGTACTATAAAGATTCGGTTGATATGTACAACGATTTGCTTGTACACTCTGATGGTATTTACCCTAAAAAACTGCTCGATATAGCCCGTCCAAATGAGGATATAATGTATAAGCGTTATCGTGAAAGCGTTTACGAACCAATCACTAAAACGTATTGGGGCAAGGTTATGAATACCCTTGCAAAGATAAGGAGGGCTGAAGACTTTTCGATTGAGTTCAAGGAAGAAACAGAATATCAAAAGATTTATGAGGAGTATGTAGATGAATCTTATCCTACATTCGACTCGATAGAAAACTGGTTCTTTACTTTCGGGATTAAAAATAAATGCAACGACCCAAACGGTGTTTTTGCTGTTTTGCCACTTGAAAAAAAGGATTTGAATGATGATACAGAATTATTTCGGCCATTCGTACACATATTCAATTCCCCTCAAGTGCTTATGTACAAAAATTCATATTCCATTTTAGAGGATAAGGAAAAGTCAAGCTATGTAAAAGGCGATGTAAGAAAAGAGGGCAAGATAATCCACGCTATTGACGTAGATGTTTATCAACGTTACGAACAGACGGGCGAAGATGACGATGGAAGCCCCGTTTTTACTTTGGTTCGTGAAATTATACACAATTTCGGCTATATGCCTGCTTTCAAAATTGGGGGCAAGATAAACGAAGGGGACGAAAAAGATATTCTTTACGACTCCCACATTTCGGATTGTATTCCTTTTTGGAATGAAGGCACCAGAAGATACTCCGACCATCAAGTAAACATGGTTATTCACTTGCACCCTAACGAATGGGAGATAGCGGATACCGAGTGTCCGACTTGTAAGGGAAAAGGTAATGTAAGTGAGGTGATAGGTGATAAAAAGTATTCAAGTGCTTGTATAGCCTGTAACGGAAGCGGAAACGTATCGGTAAGGTCACCATTCAACAAAAAGATTATAAGCGTATCCAAACAATCAGGAATAAACAATGAAACTCCTGTTCCTACTCCTCCAATGGGGTACGCAAACAGGGACATTGCTTCTATTTCGTTCTTGAAAGAGGAGTACAAAGACGATATCCGCTCAGGATTGGCAGCTATAAACCTTGAAAACCTGATGAATGAACCGATGGTAAATTCAGGTATTTCAAAACAGTACGACAAACAGGAGCAAGAAGCGTTTATTTATGAGTTTTACCGTGATTGCGTACATAACAATCTTAATCCTATCTACTATTTTTGTGCAAAATGGATGTTTGGAAATGTTTTGGACGAGAAAGCAATTATGGAGATGGTCCCTGATATTGAACTTCCTCAAAACTTCAGTATCATTACATCTGACGCTTTAGGTCAGTCCGTTAAATTATCAATTGAAAGCAAAATGAGTCCATTGATAACGGCAGGACTTGAACTGAATTACGCTAAAAAGGAGTTTGGGGACGATAGTCTACAAGTTGATTTCTTGGAAAATATGCTACAGTTAAACCCTTTGCCAAACAAAACGGTTGACGAAAAACTAGCAGATTTAACGGCCAAGGTAATCACACAGGAGGCTTATGTAATTTCTGAAAACCTTTACGCATTCATTACACGGGCTTATCAAGAAAACAATAAATTCTTTGAGCTTCCATACTACGACCGAATGACAAAGATGCAAGGGTATGCGAAAGATGTTATAAATTCAACTAAAGCCAGTGTTGTTCCTATTGTATAATGGATGAGATTGATAAAATATTTGATAATCTTGATTCGAATACCGATGACGCTATAAACGCACTCAACAAATCATCAAAATCAATAAGCGAGGATTTATTGAATGATGTAAACGATACTATTGCACAACTTTCAAAGGATTCTTCGGGAAAAATAATCGTGTCTGTTGAGAATATCAAAAAAGTAAACTCATTATCCGGTAAACTAGACAAATATTTTCAAAGCGATTCCTATTATAGTTCAATAAGCGAGTTTTTGGCAGGGTATAAATCAAATGTAGGAATAATCAACTCTTACTTTGAGATGGTTTCCAATGATTTCAAATCTTCAGATAACCTTTACAAGCAGATTGCCAAATTATCACAGGAGGCCACTGTTGAATCATTGACAGGGGCTGGAATGTCTGCAAATGTAACTGAGCCAATAATTAAACTGTTAAGTGATTCGGTAACAACAGGTACAAACAGAAAAGAGGTTTATTCCATTGTCGAGAAGTTTATAAAAGGGGACAAAGAAAACCTTGGACAGCTAGAAAGATACATAAAACAAATAGGCAACGATTCTATAAGCCAGTTTAACAGCAATTACATCCAGGTAGTAAGCACTGATTTAGGGCTAAAACACTATTATTATAAAGGCACGAAGATTTCAGATACCCGTGAGTTTTGCGATAGGTTGGCAGGTAAATACTTTACTGAGCAAAACATAATCGAACTCATAAACAAGGAATCGGCAAAGAACAACGGTAAAGGGTGGCATGGTATGATTAAAGGGACCAATTGGCCAAACTTCAAGATTTACCGAGGCGGATGGAATTGTAGACATTATTTGATTCCAGTTTCTAAAGCTGTATACGAAGCACGTAAAGAGAAATGGTACCAAATGTCAGCCTAGAATTTACGTTTTATAAAGAATCCTATCTTTGTAAAGTTTGATTCGTACCCTTTGTAAAATCCCCCTTGTGATGCTGAATATTCTACGTTTACACCTAGTCCAATGTTTCCTATATTCCTACAGTATGATATCGAGGCGAATGGAGCAGCAAAAGACTTGTAAAAAAACGCTTTTTCACTCACAAAGGATGTATCGTTTTTTGTAGGATAATTTTGATACTCAGTTTTTATATCCGACTTTACCGAAACATCATAAGAAAATCCACCGCTCAATAGTAAGGAGTTTCTTTTGTTGAAATGAAGCCCAAAAATTACGGACGGCTTGATAAAAAGGTTTGTTGACTTGTTATCATCAAATGAAAACCAGTATCCACCTCCCTCTAGCCCGAAAGAAATACCTTGATTGTATTTGAACTCTGAAATTACAGAGTAATACATGGACCTGTTGACCTGTCTACCATATTGGCTTTTGAGGTTGTAGTCTAAAATACCGGATTTAACACCTAAATAGTTCTGTGCTCCTGCCAACATAGGGCAAAGCACCAATAGTAATAATATCTTTTTCATATCCACAACATACGCAAAAAAAATACCAATGTTTGGAATAATAATTTATTTTAGTATATTTGCCTATGCGGTTATGCGAATTATAGCCACAAAATTGATTATTAGTAGATAATTACCAATAATAGCAACGTGATAAAAAAAGAAAAAGTTTTACTGGTTACAGTAAGTGACGATAGATTTGGGCGAAAGGGTGGGGAATACGAAAAGACACAAGCCAAAATCGAACACATATTCAAAAGGAACCCAAGTTTCGGAATAACCGACTTTTTCATGTTGAAGTGGCCTGATATAGAAGGCTCACAATTTTTTGAAGACAACAAACTACTACTATCCCACAAAGACGCTGGAAAGAATGGAAGGGCCTATAAGCCTTATGCCATTTCAGAGGCTTTAAAATCATTAGAAATAGGAGATTACATTATTTATACGGACTGTTCCCCTGAAATGTGGAATATGCCCCAAGGGTTTCATATGAGCAAGGAGGTTTACGACATTGAAGTACTTAAGGACCTTTGCAAAAACAACGACAATATACTTACCTGTTTTGTAAAGTGGAAAGATAAGAAGTTGGAGCAAGGTGAATTAGGACTACACAAACACAAATACTTTACCCTTAATCGGTGCATGGATAAAATGGGCCTCAGATTTTATGAGGATGGTTATCAGCATGCTTCCGGTATGATGGTAATCAGAAAGACAGAGGAGACTGTTGAATTTGTAGATGAGTGGTTAAAATGGAATTTAATTGACGAGTGCTGTGCGCTTGGACCTGTAACCGATAACACCGATTCTTACTGGAAGGAAGAACATGATTTCAAGTTAGGCCATAGACATGACCAGTCTATTTCTGGACTTCTTTTGAACAGAAAAAATCAAAAACTAGTCGATATAATCTACAATACCATAAGCCCATACAACTTTATGCAGTACGCAAGGGTAGGAGAGGAGTACTCTTTTATTGAAAGCCTTCCAGAAGTAAAACAAGGCGATAAGGTAATGAATAAGAAAGGTATCGAACTGGAAGTATTCAGGATTGACATTGAAAACGGTAAGAAGCGATACATAGTAGGTCAATTAGAAGAGTCCTGCTATGGATGCGCAAGAGAAGATTTAAAATTAATATGAGCGAAATGGCTGTAACATCATCAAACTTCAACACGAATGGACGGTTAGGAAATATGCTTTTCCGATACGCTTCATTGATTGGACTTTCAAAAAAACACAACACAACCTTACAACTTCCAGAATGGAACTATTCCCCATACTTTGAACAGCCTTTTCCGGTAGGTGCCACAAATGGAATAAAGGTAAAGGAAAGTACATTCCGATACATTGATAATTGGGGATACATAAACTGGAACCAGGTTATAGATATTGACGGGTACCTACAATCTGAAAAATACTTTGAGCATTGTATCGAGGATGTAAAAAAAGCCCTGAAGTTCAAGCCTGAATTTGTAGAACAGACTAAAAAACAGTTTGACAGCAAGAATGTTTTTGAAAAGGAAACTATTGCTATTTCAATAAGAAGAGGAGATTATGTAAACAATCCGTATTACGAACTATTACCGATAACCTACTACATACTTGCGCTATTCGAGCATTTTCCAAACTGGAAAGAATGTAATATAGTGGTATTCTCCGATGATATACCGTATTGTAAGGTGCATTTTGACTGTATTCCGAATGTTTATTTCAGCCAAAACAACACCGATATAGAGGATATCTGTTTGATGTCACAGTGCGACCATTTCATAACCTCAAACAGTACATTTAGTTGGTGGGGTGCATGGCTAGGAGAGAAGCCACATACAAAAGTAATCCGACCTAATTATTTGTTTGCAAACCACGGGCTGAAAGAAAATGACTGGTCCGACTTTTACCCAGAAAGATGGATAACGTTTGAACACAAAAAACCAAACGGAGAATTTAAAAAGATAGACCTATCCGATGTTTGCTTTACTATTCCAGTAGCATACGATCATCAAGACCGAAAAGAAAACCTTGATTTGTGCATAGCCATACTTAAAAGGAATTTCGATTGTGAAATTTCGGTATATGAACAATCAAAAGGTGAAGAGGCTAAATTTTCATACCTGAAAGTTGATTCATTCTCCCATATAAAGACCGATAAGTTTCACCGTACCAAGATGCTCAATGAAATGGCAATGGAAACGGACAAACCTATTGTTTTCAATTGGGATGCAGATGTTATAATCTCACCTCTTCAGATTTATACTGCTGTCGAGATGCTTAGAAACGATTTCGATATGGTTTACCCTTATGCGTGGGCATTCGCTCGTATACCTCGTAATACTTGGTTTGTAAGGATACGGGATTACGAAGATATCGGAATGGTAGGAGATACACGTTTTAACGGAATGAATATAAGTGACGCTGTTTCTTTGGGAGGTGCCTTTGGATTCAAACGTTCTTCTTTCATTGAAGGTGGCATGGAAAACGAAAACTTCATTTCGTACGGTGCCGAGGATGTAGAAAGAAAAGTTCGCTTTGAAAAATTAGGCTACAAAATAGGCCGTACGCTTGGACAGAATATGTACCATATAAATCATTATGTTGGACCTAACAGCTCACCAAACCATCCAGACTTTGCGAACAACGACCGAGAATTTAACAAGGTCAATGCAATGAGCAAAGAGGAGCTTAAAGAATATGTTAAAACTTTTAAATGGTGTAAAAATGAAGGTTAACCAGTATTTCGATAAGGTGTTTTACATCAATTCAAAGACAAGGATTGACCGATACCGAAACATGATGGACCGACTCTCTAAACTTGGAATAGAGGCGGAAAGATTTGAGGCTATTCTAGGGGGTGAACTGGATTCAAGGAAATTTGATTTTGGGGAGTCTAAAAAAGATTTGAACAACGGAGAGATAGGATGCTTTCAATCCCATAGGGCCATATACAAAAAAATAGTCGAGGGAGGCTATAAATCAGTACTCATATTAGAGGACGATGCCTTGTTTTGTGAAAAATTCAATGAAATGTTTGCAGAGCAAATAAAGAACGTTCCAGAAGATTGGCAAATGCTGTATTTCGGACAGTTCAATTACGACAACATGGATGGAGTAAGTGGTAGCAAAACAGTGGCTATAAAAGAACATATTGCAGGTAATATCTATGAGGCTAAAAGATGCTGGCTAACCCATGCTTACGCAATAAAGGATTGTGCTCAATTCATACTAGATAATACCGAAAAAATGTACCATACTTTTGATGCTGTATTGGCAGACGTTCAAAAAGACCTTAAAGTTTACGCTTTTCATCCTAATGTAATTCGCCAGGATGATACACAAAGCTCAATTAGGCGATATTTTATAACTGAAAAATAATAAGAAACATGGAAAATGCAGACGTAGTAAGATTAATCAAGGTTAAGAAGCCTTTGAAAGAAAACGATTTCAATGCAGGTTTTAGAATAGTTGCGGTTTCGGAAGAGCTTGCATCAATTCAACTTAGCAAGTCGAACGACAAAAGGAATACACAATGGAGAGGAGTTGAAATTGCAACCCTTGAGGATGTGAAAAAATACGGTAGACCTGGTGAGACTTTGGAAATTGAAGAGCATTCAAGTCCTAGCCTTCAAACAAAAGAGCAAGAGAAAGACGAAACAAAAGAGATGCTAGAAATGGCACTTTCTGAAAATGAGGAATTGAAAAAGAAACTTGAAGCCCTTGAAAAATCAAGCAAAAAAGAACCAGTAAAAAAGGAGGATAAATAATTATGAAAGCAGGTATTTTATTGTCAAATCTACTTGAGAAAGTCGGAGTTGATGTTACGGACGAAAAACTAAAGGACGTATTGGGCATTCAAATTGATTTACCGGAAGACTTCGCCACAAAGTTGGACACTGAGCTCATGGGGAAAGACGCTGCAAAGGCGCACTTTAAAAACGAAATTATAAACGACTTTACCAAGGGTGTTTATATCAATATCGAAAAAGCCTTGGAAGAGCAGGGTCTGGAAAAAGCCGAGCGTGACGAGGTTTTCAAGGATAAATCCTTGGGTAAGGTAGTAATGGCCTATGGTGCAAAACTAAAGGAAACAGCCGACAAATCAGCATCAAATTCCGATAAGGAAAAGGCTTTGAGAGAAGAAGTTAAAAAACTGAATGAAAGTTTGGCCGATTATAAAGAAAAATTCGTACCTAAAGAAGAGGTTGAAAAAGTCAATTCGGCTTGGGATGCTGAGCGTTACTCTATGGCCATGGACAATCATTTTCTTTCAAAAAAGTGGTCCGACAAGTTTCCTGAGTCGGTTCGTTCAACATTGGCCAAAACTGTCCTTGAGGCAAAATTGGCCGAAATGGGCGCAAAAGCCGTTGTAGTCGATAAAAAACTAAAAATTGTCAAGGCTGACGATATTCAGTCAGAATATTTTGACAAATCAAATAAATTAGTTACATTTGAATCGTTGGCTGACGATATAATGACTTCCAACAAATTCCTTGCGTTGTCCACAGAGTCAACGAGCACAAATACAAGTGTCCACACCGCTTCAGGAGGTGGAAATAATTTACCAAAAAAATTAACTACAGTACAAGAGCAATTGCGTGAATCCTTAAAGGACCAACAGGCTTTGTAATCTTTGTATTTGTGCAAATTTTAAAATCATGTCAATTTCACAAGCGAATGGCGTTTGTCCTGCTATATTAACTGGTCTAAGTGACCTATTAGAGGAAAGCCCAAATATGTTCATGACTCCAATTGGAGGCGTACAATCCACATTAGACCCTTTAAATAAAAGAGGTGTAACGATGGACCAACTTACAAGCGAGGGAGGCCACACAAAGCCAGTTCGTGTCGCTTACAAACAACGTGCAATCGAGTCCGATATACGTGACGCTAAATCATGTGATACAGGTACTGAAAAGCCGTATTTTGAACAAGTATTCAATACCAACTTACACTCTGAGCACGTAATTAAAGTAAAAGAATCAACTGTAAGAACATTGTGTAATGCGCATTCTCAATGGGTGACATTAAAAGCTGCAAACGGCTCAAATCCAGCTACACCTGAAATGCAAGGAGCAATGAAAATAATGAGAGAGATGGCCGAGGAGGTTATGATGGACCTTGATGCTATCCGTCAGGATATCAACAAAAAATTCCACACGGCAGTAGCCTTGAACATCGGTTCATTTGTTGGTGGTGCGCTTTCAAACACTTACAACGTGTTGAAGTCTGCTGACCATGCCTTAGTGCTTACTGGTTTCAACCAATTCAAACAAGATTTGAAAAAGGTTAATGCTTCAAATGCCCCTATCGTATTCGGTGGCGGTGTTATGGACTTGGCTATCATGGCATCTCAATACGGATGTTGTAATGACGGTGGCCAAGATTTCGGAGTGATGAAAAACCAAGGTGCCGGATTCAAATTCTACGAAGATTATGAAAACTTTGCATCTTTCTACGGAAACGCAAATGCTTTCATTGCTTACCTTCCTAAAACTATCCAGTTTGCTACTTACAACAAGTACGTAGGAAACTTCGCCACTCCAATCGGAACGATGTCAAGAGGTACCATGCCTGACCCTGCTTTACCAGGTATCAAGTATGATATCCGTTTGCTTCCTTCTGAGTGTGACGAGGATTACAACTTGTTCATCAACTTGGATTATGATTTCTACTTTGCACCAAACAACCTATACGCTTCTGGCGATAGATTGGCTTCTGTAAACGGAATCTTCAAAGGAATAGCAGCTACTATCTAATAAAATGGGGGTTAATAGCCCCCTTTGTTTAACTCTAAAAAACTAAAGATATGTCACTATTCGGATGTACAACGGTAACAAAAAGGAGTTGTGACGATTGTCCAACTTCAGAAAGAAATAAGGTTATTCACGTAGCCTTCGTAAGAAAAGGTACTACCATCAATAAAAGCACAGGAGCATTATACATGAGTACGTTATTGGCTGCTGAGTTGGCTTGTAACGCATACATCATTAGAAATGTGAGCGGTGAGTATGATGGTGGGGCATTCACTGAAGGAACGGGACCAGGTAAGCAAATTAGCAGACCATTGGGAGGTACACATCAGATTACATTTACCGACTTTAACTACGTTGGTAACGAATCTTTTTGGAACACCTTTAAATTGACCTCTTCAAACTATGAAATGCACTTCTTTACTGATACCAGAGGATGGTACGTAGACAAGCCTGTTTCGGTAACTCCAAAGCCTGCTATCACTGCAGACAATCAAACAGAAATTGAAGCTGCAATCACTGTAAAATGGTCTTCAAAAGACAATCCTATCAGTTATTTGGCTGATGTTGATGATTTGGAGGCGTGTCAAGCGTTGTTCACTTTTGGAACATTTGTAAATGAGTCTAACTCACTTGCAACTATTTCAGGTGCTACATTGACCCTTGATAGTGGAGATGTTATCAACACTTATACGGATACGGCTGTAACGCTTGCATCTGTAGAGGTTGTTGAAGGTAATCTACCTACCGGACTTGCTGTAAGTGTAAGCGGAACTAAAGTATATATCACTGGTTCTTCAGTTGCTACTGGAACCTATGCTGTATCAATTAGAGCTTCTAACTCTTGTGGGGTGTCAGGTGAATTTGACGCTACAATAATTGTTCAATAAATCAAAAGCCCCTAATCAAATGGTTGGGGGCTTTTATTAATTCTATCAAATGGATTGCCTTGATAACTATATAGGTCTTCAGAATTGTTTACTGGATACTCCTGAGTCTGGAATCTATGTAAACATTTTACCCGGTATCTCTACTGAACTTGTCGATAAGATTGCAAGTCCAGAGCAAACTAATTTTATCAAGGTATGGAACAGCGTAAAGCAACGTTCTTTTTTAAGATTCAAGAATGATATAATAATGAAAATCCAAGAAGTAACAGACTTCAAGGATATTATTTATCAGACAAACAAACTTACCCCTCTTTCTCAAAACATGACCACCACAACGGCAGGAGCCGAGTATCGTGGTGTTTACTTGCGTGTACCTACGTCAAAGTATGCCGAGTATTACATTGATTACCTGCAAGTATATTCAGATGCTATCGTAACAACCACCATGAAGGTGTTTGATGTTAATGATGGTAAGGAATTATATACATTGGATATTGATTTGGTTGTTGGACTTAACAACATTGAGATTGACCAATATTTTGATTTGCGATATGGGAATCTAGAGTTATTTATTGGCGTGGATTGTTCAGGATTCAATTCAATACAAACCTACCAAGAGCAGTACTATTGGATGGATGAGGATTTGGATTGTGTAAGCTCTACAAATGTTTTCCATGGCCAAAGACAATACAGCTTGCAGATTAACCCTGCAAAATTAGATTTGGCTTCACCTGCCTTATATGCAAATATAGAAAGAACAGGGTCAGGGTTTGGAATAAGTGTTGTATCTCAAATAAAATGCTCGATTGATGTATTTGTTTGCCAAAATAGGAAACAGTTACAACAAGCGTTACTTTATTTATTGGGTGCCGAGATACTTATGGAAAAATTGGCATCTCCAAGGCTTAACGTGTTTACGGCTACAAATCTTGAAAACTCAGATTTCACAAGAAACGAATTTGAGAAAAGATATAAGGAAAATCTTGCACGTGCAATGAAAACCATACCTATTGATGGTGAAAGTTTCTGTTTCTATTGTGGCGAGCAAATGAAAGTATCGGTAGGGGGAATGATGCCATGAAATACGTATCCAATCTTGAAGAAATAGTACAAGGATTGGAGCTTTCTATTGAAGGACTGAAAGACTCTGACAAACTACTAAGACAAGCTGCATTTGATTCGGTGGCCTTGATTTCGGATAGGATACAACAAGATGGATTGAAGACAAACGAAACGCCTATAAAATCCTTTTATTCTCTTGCATATGGAAATAAAAGGCGAAAAAAAGGACTACAGACAAGATATGTAGACTTGACATTTTCAGGAGATTTAATGGCCGATTTCGTTCCGGCACCTGAAGGAAAAGACTTCGTTGCAGGATTCAGGAGCGAGAAACAGGCACAAATAGCAGAGTACAACGAAATGAGATTCGGTACTATTTTCAATTTGAGCAATTCAGAAATTGAGATAGTTTTAAAAGGAATAGACGATATAGTAGATGATTCATTTAGATAGCCTTTTGGAAATAGTAAACAACGAGATAAAGTCAGGTATAAGTACCTTACGATACTCAGTCAATGGACTTGTACGGACCATTGAAAAAGGAAACGAAACTATTATTTATGATGCAAACGAAAACACAATAATATTCAGCGACGATTTCGACTTGTTCTTATACCATAAACTAGTATCCGGAAGTTTTGAAGAAATTCAAGCTGCTGGAAAAAAACATAAATACAATAGGGTTGATAAATTAGATTTATTCTGTTATGCAAAATCAAGGTCAACACAGGATTATCTAATTGATAGATTAGCATCAGTAAGGGATTTAGTGATAACTGGAATCGACAATGATTCAGCAAAGATATTCAAGGAAGAAACTGGCTCAGATGGATACGACACATCTCATTACGTGTTCAAGATTTCATACGAGCTAAAATATTCCTCAGATAAATGCAATACCTGTTTAACAACTTGCTAAAATGACTTTAAAAAGTAGGGCTGCATTATTATCACAGGCAAATACAACGCTGCCTGACAATGTTACTCAGGAAATAAGCCCAGAGGATGTAAGGACCATTGTAAAAGATATTATAGATTCCATGATTTCCAAAAATGGAGACACTGGGATACTGGATGTTTTACGATATAATTCAAATCCAACTTTTTCAAATGAAAAGGATTTGATTACAAAAAAATACGTAGATGATATAAACGCTTTTAAACAAGGTGGCAACTCATTCACAGCAGACGCGGTCCTAGGAACAAACGATGCTTTCGACTTACTGTTCAGAGCTGGAAACGTAAACAGGGGAGGAGTTACGGATACTGCCGAATGGATGTTCGGGGTAACCTCTCCTTTTTCAAACACCCACAAAAGTAACAAGTCTTTAGGAAATACCTTAGGAAGCTATGCCGAACGATGGACAAATAGTGATGATGATGTGATGGTGTGGATAAGAAACGATGGATTTCTTTATGCGAACACTATCGGAAACGATGACTCAAACAACCTTGAAATAACACAAGGGGGAGGAGCCAATAAGATACAAATGATTAATGGCGCTCAAATGTCGCTCTATGCAAATACTTTTTTCCAGTTCTTTTCAGCAGCCGGAAGCGTTGGCATAGGAGGCAGTACAATAGGTGCTGAATATATTGCCACAACCGGAGGAACGTCTGTTATAAATGTAAACACAAAATCACTTGATGAAGGATGGACAATTTACATGAACGGAAACCAATCTACAGACGGAAGTATAAGAATAGCCTACGATTCTTGGACTAATACGGTACAAGTGCAAGAAAGAATTGCAGGTGTTTGGACAGAAAGAACAACAATAGGATAATATGAAAAAGTACATTTTAATTTTAATCGGAATTTTTGCGACACTTACGGTAAGTGCGCAATGTAGCGGTATAACTGCCACGGGAACTAGTAAGGCACGTGTATCAAAGGTGTGCTACGATACTGTAGTGGTAGCAAGTAGCTTGAACACGCTTACTGCTGATACGTGTACATTCACACGAACTAGCGCAACCAATTACGTAGTACCAAGTGGTAGCACTGGATTCGATGTTTACAACACTTCCGACCAGACCACGAACTACGAACGCTTGAGGATACGGGTATCTTCCAACGTGTTTATAGTAGGTGCTCAAAACGGTGGTACTGGGACGCTTAGAGGTCTTAACCTTGTTGGTGGTGCAAGTACATTGAGTATCGGCACTTCTACTGCTGTAACGGGTGCGTTCAACTTCAATCGTGCTAGTGGAGTAGCTGGAATATCGGTTGTAGGAATAAACGGGTCTTTTACTCAAACATCCGGAACCAGTAATTTCCTTTCGATACTTCATACGGTCAACCAATCCAGTACGGCTAGTTATAGGTCTTTTTGGATTAGTCCTTATGAACAGACTACAGGAAGCGGTGTAAAGATATTGATTGACGCTGGAACGAACAGTGCAGCCGATGGAGGCGGAACCCATACAAGTGTATTCAAGGTTGATAACGCTGGACTGGTTACGGCTGTTAAATATTCTCTATCGGCATTGAACACAGCACCTTCAAGCGCAGCCGATACGGGAACTACAGGGGAAATACGAATCGATGCGAATTATATTTATATTTGCACGGCAACCAACACATGGAAAAGAGTAGCAATAGCAACTTGGTAAATTAAAAACAACATGATAAAAATTACACTTAACGAAACTGAAAGACTAAAGGAACAGGATGTTTATTGCTGGGCTTCTTTCG